GACAATTGTCTACATGGGAAAAGAAGGTACAAACAATTTCAAAAATTAATATATAAATATTTATGATGGTTGTAAAGGTCCTAAGTATACTAGATCAATAGTTAATGGATAACCACGACCAGAAACGAACTTAACATTCGCGGTAGTTGTGGAAACCGAATTATATTCTTGAACACCGACGGCAATAGTAAAATAACTAGTTGCTGCCATTGAAAATTCAATACAACCACACATTGGTAGATCCGTAGCCGGATCTGGATCTAAGGCAGCAGTGCCTGTAAATCCACGATGCCCAATTGGCAAAGTACTAATGTATGTTGGAGATGAACCATCAGTAACAAGAACCACCTGCTCTTGGGCTATTGTCCAAGCTGAACCCGGAAGTCGGGTAAAGACAGCAGATGAAAATAATTTAAGATCTTGAAAATCGACGTTAAAAGTGTAATTAATACGATATCTACCAGTGTATGCACATTGGAGATGATAGCGATTAGTCGCTGAATCAACAAACTTCATACCACCGAAATTTAAATTTAAGGCAGGTATAGCAACATTAACTATAGAAGCAAGCGGAGCCCCAGACGAAGACAGAGTCTGCGAAAGGAGTAAACTTGTCGTACTACATGCATCAGTTGCTGCATTAATTGTAGAAGAAGATGGTACACTATTAACGACGATACGTTGGACTGGAAAAGGGGATTGGAAAGTATAGGGAACTATATCAGTTGAAGAATTTTGAGCTTGAGGATTAAATAATCTTATAGAATAAGAAACATCAACAAACCCTAATTTTGCAGCGTCAGTACAGCCTATAGTGGCAACATAAACCTTACCTGCATCGTAGGAAGGTAAATTTATTACAGCTCTCTTTCGGATAAGTAAAGACTTTCTAACTAATTTAGATACATCAAATGTTAAATTCGCATGTACCGAACCGTCAACAGAATACATATTTCTCAATTCTTGATAAGAAGTGGGAAGTGTGCCTTCTGGATTAGGTTCAAATCCAAATATAACTAAGCCCGGCTCTAAAGTAGAGCAAGCAGAACGATAAGTGAATTTTAAACTAATTATTTCATAATTGTCAAAGTTACCAGCAATTTGCGGTAACCACTGTCCTAAAGGAGAACCCTTATTATAAGTAGTTATGCCAGGTTGTAAAGCAAAGGTTGCGAAATTTGAAAAATTTGCAGTTCCGAGAATATTCACTCCATATGTTTCCGTATGTGTTAACACAGTAGAATCACGTGAAGTTTTTGTCATAGGTCGCCGTGCCCCAGTTTTATTATTTATTGAAATTGAATTGGCTGAAATCTCAACTTTATCAGATTTCTGTTGTCCATTCATACCTCCTTTAGAGAGTTTTTGTTTATTAGATTTTGCCATTTGTGACTAACTTAAAATACAGAGCCTATAATGATATATCATAGAACTCTGTTTGTTTGTTATCAGTGATAACAAGTTCAAATGGCCAATTAAGTAATCTTGATCTGCTCTTAATACCAACAATTTTAGTATTAATACCTGAGAATTTTCGAATATCGATCTTAGGAAGAACAATTTTAATTTGAGATTCATCTAATTTATCTGAATCACCAAACCTTGACAATGCAAGGTGTCCTGGATCAATAGTACTATTCACATAATCCTTATCTTTTATATTTCTCGGTTGTGTCTTTAATTTTAAAGATATATTCTGAGTAAATTTCTTAACTAACTTGGTAGGAATATCTATTTGACGAACTACCTTCCATCGATTAAATTTGAGGTTACGAGAAGCAATATTTTGCTTTAAATCTATCTCACATTTCGCAGCTAACTTTCGCTGAAAATTTGTAAAATTAATTTTGTCCTCAATGGCAGGATTTTTAAAACCCAAACCACCCAAATTTTGATCAATAAAAAGATTATAAGTATGTTTTCCGTCGCAAGATTGAAGTTTTATAGCATCCTTATAATAATGTAAAAATCTTTTATGACTTCTCAAAGGGTTAGGAGACTTTTCTATCAATTCATTATAGATAGAATAGATCGGCTGCAATGTTCGGTCAGAAACACTACCTCCTTTCTTAGATTGTCCAGTCAATAAACCACAATTAAGAAATTGAATCTTCCGAAAAGTATTGTTCTTATAATCATAAGTATAACATTCGGAGTTAACAGTTAAAACATTAGGATGAATATAATTCTTACCAAGTGAAAGAAGAAATCCCACATTGGTGATTTTCTTTAACCAGATCTTGTATAAACCTTCACATGAAGGAAATAAAATATCATCCCCATTGACAAGCACAGGTAAATCCATTAAATCAACTTTCTTTTGAAGAAATTCTTCTAGTGAAAGATGATAACAAACCATATTAACCAAGCATAAAATAGGAAACGACAAAGTCGAACCCATCAATTGCCCGTTTAGTTGTTGGATAACTGACCCATCGGGGTAACATAGCTTTTGTTCATACAAAACTGATCTAAGAATATCAGATAAATCTTGAGAGTAATTCGTTTTTGAAAGAAAAGCCTCGAAACAGATTTTGGTATAATTTATATCTAAATTATCCGTCGCAGCTGAATAATCACCTGAAACAAAAGAATCAAATTTAAAACCTATTTTATTTGCGTTATGAACAATGTCATTGAGCATATAAGTCTCTAATTTTCTACCAGTTAATCTGAAACAAGGAAAGTTTTGAAGATAATCCCACATAGACTTTTGAAAAAATCTAGAAATCCAGTAACGAAATGGGGCTCCCTTAGTTATCATGCGAACCTTTAGGGGTTCAGAAATAGCAATCACTTGAACATCAGTTTGTTCATTTTTAGCAATCGATATAACAGATTTTAAGGATGGTTTTTTAACACCATAAAGAGAACCAATATCATTAATTGAATCATACATTTGAAGTAATTCATCATTATCTATAGTCTTTTGTGACTTAATATAAG